TTTGACCGTCGATCGTTTGAGACCCTGATGCTAAAATTGTAACATTATTAGATGCTGCCGTGCCTGCTTCATCTTTCACAACATAAGTTTGACCATCTAATAAATTAGCGGCATCAGGTAATCTAATTGATAAAATACCATTCGTTGTATTAGTGCCAATATAGTAGTCTGTAGTGGATGCTGTTATGGTGGTATTTGTATTTCTTCTATTTAATTTAAGCCCACCAAAAACTTGAAGAATATTATTGTTAAATATTAGATTATCAGATCCACTAATTGTTGCGGCACCCGCATCGTTGCGAAATTGAAGTGCTCCCAGTGGCCCCTGAGCATTAGCATTTCCACCGCCGCCACCACCAACAATGCCAGTTAGCCTGCTACCATCACCCATTAAGTAAGAGGCTGATATACCCGTACTTGCTGTAATTTCTCCTATAACATTTAGAGTGTCACCATCAAATGTAAGATTTGATTCGCATGTTAAAGTATTGGCATTACCATCTACATTTGTTATTATTGAATTGTTGGTTGCATTGGCAACTCTTGGGACATTGATAACCTCAGCACCATCTGAAGTGCTTAGATTACCCGAAACTATTGGTATTACAATGTTTCCATTGACATCTTTTCTGGGTATCATCTCATTTGGCTGAGCTACGGAACCCGATAAATTGTTATATGCCATGCGGTGTCTCCTTCTTTAATTAGAAGACAAACCAGTTTGTCCCATTTGAATAAATACTGATTGCTGGCATTGTGCCTGTTAAAATATAAGTTGGTGCACCATCAAACAAGTTTTGAACCGGCGATGAACTTGTGAGAGTGATGTTATTACTAGCTCCGGTTCTTGCAGTGACCTCATCTTTAATAGTCCAAATTAAACCGGTTGGCACTGTATCGGCGGCCGGCACTGTGATTATGGTGGCAGTTGTTTTGGTTATACCGTATATGTGCTTATCTTCTGTGATTGCAAAGTTTGCACCTTTAGAGACATATCCCCCAGCAAAACCGGCGACACTAACAACTTTTTGAGTTGCACTTGCACTTAACACAAAGTTTGTGGCTGCACCTGCACCTGCTTCTGTGACAACCAAGCTACCGGTTCTCATGTGTGTGTCATCGTTTGTATTACCAAATGATGTTGAGCCAGTTGCATCTATCTCAGTTATGTCTTGATAGTGAAAAACACTAGCACTGACTGCACCAGTGACAACTAAATTACCAGACAAGATCATTGTGCTTGGTGAAAAATTAGATACAGAAGAAGTATGATATAATAAAAAGGCTGAACCACTGGTTGCATTTGCACCAGTTAAAAATTGTAATGAACCAGTAGGACCAGCAGCTTGGCCACCGCCAGTTCCAGTGTCTTCACAATTAACATATGCCCAGCCGAAATTTGCCATGGGCCTACTTTACTCCGGTGGTGCCTTGCCAACTTGGACCATCTTCAGTTTCAACAGAAATTGGTGGAATGCTTGTTAAGCCGGCTACTATATCAAATGTTACAGTTTCGGTTGTAGTTGACTGAAAGGTTAATCTACTAATCTTAAGATCAAGTGGGTCGTTAACAGAGCCGCTTTGTCCACAATGGATTCTAAAGCAAGCTTCGCCAGTGGCACTGGTAATTCCAGCAGCACTAAATCCAACTTTTAAATCTCCGCCTTGGTCGCGATGAGGTATTATTTGAACCCACTTGGTTACATTTGGAAAATCTACTGTTAATACATGTGTCGAGCCGCTGGCTGGTGCTAAACACGAGCCCGAAGCAAAAGGTTTTCCACTCACCTGATAGGAACCAACATTATGCAATCCCGGTCTAAGTTCCCAACTTCCCATTATTAAACTCCTTTAAATTTTTGATTTACAATGTAAATAGTTACTAAATTTTTCTTCGACGTCTTTCTAAAGCTCTTTGCTTTTTTCTTTCTTCTCTAAGTCTTGCTCTTTGTGCTCTTTCTTTTTTGATTTTCTTCTTAACTGAGGGCTTTTCGTAGTGCCGTCTATCTCTGACTTCTTCGACAATTCTTTCTTTCTTGACTTTCTTAAGAAATCTACGAATTAATCTTTCGTTACTTTCTCTATTGTTGAATCTTTTAGTTACTACTTGTGACTTCTTTTTCATTATTACCTACTTTAATCTTTCCCATATTTTAGATGATGCACCCATGATTGAGCTAATATCAACTCCCGCATCATTTGGATCACCTAAATCAACAGCACCTGCAGATTGTTCTCTTTGTGCTGGTGCAGGAGTTGTACCTTCAAATAAATCTACACCGTTGTATGCATCTTTGTTAATAGCACCCATCAGTTTTTGTCTTTGTTCTTTTAGATTTGTGTTCTTTGGCTCACGAACAATTTGTTGTGGCACAGGTTTTCTCTGTTCAACTATGGTTGTGTCTGTAATACCTTTTACAACTTCTGAAACAACATTAGAAAGCAAGCCCTCTTCAATAAGAACTTCTTGTATACATTCTTTTACGAGTGGCTTTATGACTTTTTTTAATTCTGATTTTTTCATTATTTACTCTGTAATTTTAACGGGAACTGGCTGGCCCATGCTGGCCTTTGACTTATCTGCTGATGGATTGGCACCCTTAAACGATGGGTCTTTCTGAATGGCTTCTTTCGTCTTATCGACAACTGGAGCGAGTGCTGCTTCAAGTGCTTTTGGATCATCCAATTCTTCATCACCTTTGGGGTCGATTATAACAGATGCTTGCCTAACTAAATACCTTAGAGCTGCACTAGCTCTTGGGTTGTTGTCAATTGCATCTAAATGATTAACAATAATTTCTTTAGGAGATTTACCAGTTTTATCTGCTTGGGTCTTAACAAGCCTATAGAGGGCATAACCAATCAAAGCTGGTGCCGATTCGTATGAGACAATCATGTTCGCGAAATCAAAACCAGCTATATCTAAAGCTACACCAAGACCCACAGCACCGTCTAATGCTGTAGCTGCAATCTTGGCTGCACGGTCCTCGTCTAATTTCATCTTATCTTCAGTAACTTCGACAGTAAACTTGTTCCAGTTTTCCTGAATTAATGCATAGTTTTCATATTTCATTTTTTAACACCTCGTCTATAAGACTGTTAATTTTATCATTCTTGCTTTCTTTTAAGCCGTAGTCCTTTGCTTCTCTCATCATAAAAGCACCCGGGGTTGATGGCTCTGACACAACATCAAAACAAACTAACTCAAAGTCTTCTTGTACAATTGATTTACCATTTTGTTCTTGAACTGATCCAGTGCCGCGGGACGAAATACCAATCGAGCATCCGCCTTCTACAAGTGCACGAAGTGTTTGGCCAGCAGGTGTATCAAGAACTTGAATTTTACCCATTACTTTATTGCCTTCCATCCAGATAGAGGTAACTTTATGGGAAACAGATGCCAATGAAACTTCAACCTTATCTGGGTGATCAAGCTCACCAAGGGCTCGCCTTTCCTTAACAAGTTGTTGGTATTTTCCGACTTCTCTTTTTAGAACACTCTCCGTATAGATACGACCATTGCCGTTTAGTGTTTCGCACATCTGCATAATGCCAGAAAGAATCATCCCACCATCAGAGACAAATCTCTTCTCTTCTTCAGTGAGAAGATCTTTACAAACTCCACCTTCGCAAAGCTCATAGTATTCTCGTAGTAATTTTTTACCCATAGCTAAGAGCCCTTACAGCACCGTCTGACTGGCTGCAGCATCCACTTGTTTGTCCAAGTGGCAGGACTCTGGGCTTGATTGTTTGTATTCATGTTTAATTCCCTCATCTCCAAAAATCATGTTAAGTACATAAGATGTCCCTGATGACAGCCAACCAAGAATAAAAAAATTGGCTACAGTCACATCAAAGTTAAATAGTTCCGTGAATGGAGAAAGTAGTAATAAAAACCAACCTATATGAAAGCCCATGCACATTGGACAATTAAACAATTCTCCAAGGCGACCTTCTTTTGGTCTTACATTTTTAAATATTTTACCGTATACAACAATTTGAGTTAAGCCATATGCACAAAGTATAAATGTTAATAATTCCATTAATTCCTCAAATTGTATACATGTAATTGTATGCATACGGATCTCTAATGTATCCGGGCTGGATAGATCCTTTTTCTTCCGCCTGCGGTACTTCACCAAGTTCTGTA